TGAAGTGCAGCCTCCATGCGCTGCCGGTCGTGCATCCCCCGCCCTGCCAAGCGGTAATCCCAGAAAGCGGCCATCGCCACCTCCACCGGATCGCTCATGCCGCCACCTTGCACGGCATCACCGTCAGATCACCGTTGTAGTGCCCCACAACCGCGTAGCTCCGGTCCGGCACCTTCGACATCCGGCTGAACACCATCTGTCCGATCTTCATGCCCGGCCACAGCGGGATCGGGTGAAACTTCCGCAGTGAGTGCAGCTCCATCGTCAACCGACTGTGATTCCACCCCGGATCGCAGAACCCACAGAGGCTATGCGAAATCCCTGAGCGACCCCGACTGCTCTTGAGGATGAACTGCGCCGCCAGATCCTCGGGCAGGTGGAACACCTCCACCGTCTCGGCCAACACGAACTCGCCCGGCTTGAGCAGGTAGGGATGCTCTTTGCACCGATCCGCAATGCTGAAGCGCTGCAGCTCCAGCTCGTGCGGCGTCTCCACCATGAGCTGCGAACCAAGCCTGACGTCGAGCGACGCCGGCCCCACCAGCCGCGGGTCAAACGGCTCCACCATCCCGGCGCGGCAATACGCCGCAATCTCAGTGTCAGATAACACAGTCATTTGTCCTCGTACTCCCGGAATAGCTCAGCCAGCGACAGCACATGCGACGCAAAAGCGACATGCGTCTCCACAGTCCTCGAATTAGGCGGCGCCATCGGGAAGCTCTCCTTCCACCAGTCCAAAAACGCAGCCTTCAGTTGCTCGTCAGTCACTGCGCTACCTCGCTCTGCTGCTGGGTCCACTGTTGAAAAAGTCCGGTGTACAGGGCGTAGTCAGGATGCTCGGGCCGGTCTCGCCCAGCGGCGCGGTACAGCTCATCAAGAAAGTCTTGCCGAGCCTGCTGCTCGACTGGATCGCAATTCCTCATCCCGCCACCGATGTGCGTTGAACCTTCCAGCTTGCCGGATAGTCCTCCTCTTGGGCGACGTGAATCCACGCCGTCTCCTTAAAAAAGCCTGAAACCACACGAGCCGCCCCAGCAGCAGCCTCATGCGTCACCCACGAACAAGCATCTTCCTGCTGGTTCGTCAGCTTTATGCCGGGCCCTGTCACGTCATAGACAGCAGCGACCCACTGGTCCCCAACTCGAATCGAGTAGCGCGTCACCGCCCCACCTCAAACAACGGGGCTAGACTAATAGGGAACAGCAGCTAACCGCGACCTCGGTCGCACAACTTCACAATAGGTACTTGTACTTCTCCAGCACCGCCTTGGCCTTGGCCAGTCTCTGCTGGGCCGTAGGCGGCTTGCGGTTCTTTTGGCGCCCCTGCACCCTGCGCCGAACCGACTCGGCCCACAGCGCCGTATCCGCCGCCTCCGCAGCCTTGTAATCCGACGCCGGCACCTGCTGCTCCAGTGCCTGGTACGTGAATTCCCGAATCAGCGCCGTGACCTTCTTGCCCTCGGCTTGGGCCAACTCCTCAAGCAGTTTGTACCGGTTCAGATCCAGCAGCACCTGCGCGTAGTATTTGCCGCCTTGGCGTACTGGCATAACAGAGTAGATGGATATGCCGCAATTCTACAGTGTCATCCAACACGCCGATTCCGCGCCGCCATCCGCTGGCGCGAGCACCCCTTCCGTATCAGCACTGCCCACTCCAAAAAATCACAGGCCCGCTGCAAATCGCCTGTGGTGGAACGAGCTACGGCCTTACCCAAGCGCACCATAATCTGCTGTCTGCCCGTCATGGGCGTCCCATTGGTCGTCTTTTCTGACTCGGACGACATCGCAATCCGGGAACAGCTCCGTCACAGCATAGAGAATGTCAGAGCGCTGGTTCCCTACTAGGGCAACCGTCTCCAACTTGCCGTGGCGATTCCTCAGCGTTGCGGTGTAAACGTCCAGCATGGCTTTCTTTGTTCCCTGTTAGTCTAGCCGCATGAGGTCTTGCCCCGCCTGCGGCTCGCCAGAAGTCGTAACAATCCAAACCTGCCGCCGCGCCAACGGCAACCGCTGGCGCCGCCACCGTTGCAGCGCCTGCGACCACCGCTTTTCCAGCACCGAAATCGGTGCATTTCCACCACTGGATCGCCCCAGTGTCAAAGGCCGTGCCTGCTACGAGCAGCGCAGCTTGACCGACCGCCAGGCCGCCCTCATCATGCTCAGCCCTGACTCCAGCGCCGTACTGGCAAAGCGCTACGGAATCACCCGCAGCGCCATTCACCACATCCGCACTGGAGCGACCTACACGAACGTCTGGCAGGTGCTCCAGCAACTCCAGTCTGACGACCCAGCCGGCGCTACTTAATTGTTTTTAAGTTATCCCTTAGCCTCCGACCACGACTTGCCGTGGTGCGCGTCCGCTGAAGCCGGAATATCGCCAAGCCACAGCGCCTCCGCTTTTTCCATAACTTCCTGCAGCACCGCAACCCAGTGCTCCACTCGATCGTCCCGCACCAGCAGGATCAGTTCGTCGTGGATCGCTCCAGCGATACGCACTTCCTTTTCGCCGGCGGCGTGAACCTTCGGCCATAGCCGCCCGAGGGTCAGCTTCAGCACCGCCGCGCCGGCGCCTTGGATCACCGAGTTGCAGCGGGTAGTGAGCTTGTTCTGCTCGCCAGGCAGGAAGCGCCGCATGTTGGACACCCGCATCCGCACCGCCGCGTCCTTCCCAGAGTTTTGCGCCTTGGCCGCAGCAGCCTTCTGCCACTCGTTCACCCCGGTGTACGCCGCGTGGAACTTGTCCCGAATCTCCGCCGCCTCATCCAGCGACATCTGGATGCCCATGGCACCGGCATAGGAACGGAGCCCCTTGGCGCCCGAGCCATACAGCAGGCCGAAATTGGCGCTCTTGCTGATCTGGCGCATCTGCTTCCGGGCGCCATCCTCGGCCAGATCAAACGCATCTCCGTAAATCGCCCGAGCAGTCACGGTATGGAGGTCTTCTCCCTGCTGGAACGCCTGCTTCATCAGCGCGTCGTTCGCCTCCGCAGCCGCCAGCCGCAGCTCCATCTGGGCATAGTCCGCCACCACTAAGCTCCAGCCATCGGGCGAGCGAACACAATCGCGGAACTCCGGGTCACGCGGGCACTGCTGCAGGTTGGGCGACATGCACGACATGCGGCCCGTATCGGCTCCGAGCTGCAAATAGCTGGCCCGGATAAAACCGTCCGCATCCTGGTGCTTGAGCAGCGATTCCACCATCTGGCGGCGCTTCTCGACACGCTTCCACCGCAGATACTGCACCACGATCTCGTGGTCGGCCGCGTACTCCCGCAGCGCCGCCCGACTGCACGACGGCTTGCCGTCCGCATCCACCGGAGTCTGCCCCAACAGCGCCATAAACACTTCTTTCAGCTGGTGCGGCGAGTTGATGTTGAATCCGGCCGGCCGCTTGTCGCCGCCCCGCACCGTGCCAGTGGCCTTCGGTCTGAGGTTCAGCTCACCATCAGGATCCCGCGGCAGCTTGTGCGTCTCAGGCAGCGCCTCGTCGAGCGCCACCACAAACTCGGCGCCCATGCGCTCGTTGTCCGCTTCAAGGTCATCGCGGAGCTGCTCCAGCATCTCCTTGTTGAACGGCAGGCCCGTGCGCCAGAGCTGTGCCATCGCTGGCAGCGCCTCGCACTCAAGCCCCCAAGCGTGGCGTAGCTGCCCGGTCTTCAGTCGCTCCCGCAACGGCTCCCACAGATCCAACAGCAGCTTGACGTCGTTCGCCGCATACTCCAGCTGCTCTTTACGAAGATCGCCGCTCCAGTCGCTCTTCTGCTCCTCCTTGGACATCTCCACGTTGAGGTAGCGCTTCACCACAAACTGCAGGCCGTGGCGCAGATTGGGCAGCCCGTTCGTCAGCAGACGACTTGCCAGCATTGAGCAGTAGACCTCCCCCTCGGGATACAGCTCGTGCTCCTGGAGCCAGCCCAGATCAAATACCGCGTTATGGGCGAGCCAGCGGCGCTTTCGTGCGAAGAACCGCTCCAGCTCCAGCCAGCCCTCGTTGTCCAGCTCCCAGCAGTCAATCACCACCGGAAACTCGCCCTCAGCGCAGAACTGCAAGAGCCGCATCCCGCCGTTGACAGGCTGCAACCCCGTCGTCTCACAGTCGAACGCCACCAAATCGGCATCCTCCAGCAGGCTCAGATGCTCAACCCCAAAATTGATTCTCATGCCAAGTAAGGCGGTTACCCTATTAGGGTAGCACGTCAGGAAGAAAAAGCTTCTAGCTCGGCGGCAATCAGTAGCAGCTGGCGCAAGGCAAATACAACACCCGGACTGTCTTCAACATCGCCATCGCAGTACAGGGTTTCAATCTGGTCCGTTGCAGCTCGTAAGGCAGCGGCGGCAATCACCTCGGCGTCGTTGGGTGCTTCCTGTTCGGCAGACCAATAGGCAGAGAAAGCAGCATCACGCACCGCTTGTGCGGTGGGGGAGAGGTCAGTCATCGCTGCGCCTCTAACTTATCTACGAGCCGCATCAGGTACCACATGGCTTTTTGTGCGTCCTGCTGCGGGTTGTCTTTGTCCCACATGCGCTCCAGATACTTAAGCACCTGCCACTGAAGCGCCCCAAGCACCGGATCTGGCGCCCGACGCACAGCATCTTCCAGCACCTCAATCACCTCAAACTGGCGCCCCGCCGTGTAGTGCGCGGGGCGATTCACCATGT